TTCTTAATTATATGTTTCATTAATGTCCCATAGATCTAGTAGGATTAAAGTCTTTGCCTTGTCCTGTTTTAGTATATGATTTCCAACTAGCCCGAAAGTCCGTAGACTTCCCCCCTGCTTTCTCAAGGTCAATCTCACCTGTGTCTATAATACCATCGCCATCAAGATCTAAGTCAATGGATCTTAATGCAAGGTCTAATAGCTCCCCACACCTAGAGCGCATAGCATCAGTCGCATCTAGCTGTAGATTCATTTCATAGATTCTAGCAGCTGTACAGTAAGCATGGCTTAACTGGAATGACTCAGCATTAAAGATCTCATCTTCTGTGACTTCTGATGATGATAACTTATCACGCAAGATTAAAGAGATCTCATCAAGTGCGGCTTTGATTTGAGGAGCAAAGTCGGATTGTCTTCTAGGTATCATGTCAGCGAGTGGAGCGAATCGGCTTACAAATGAATCATGATCTAAGCCAGTATCAAATGGCCGTGGCGTAACTTTAATAATACCTTTATCTAACTTAGATATATTGTTCTGACCTAAGTTAGCAGTATAATCTATTATGTATTGAAAGGTTCCTGATGTACTCGTCACATTAGCAGATAATGCTGTATAGTACCACATTGCGAATTCTATGGAGGCTGATGTTGTTAGGTCTATTTCACGTGGTAGAGGCTCAGCTAAGATCGCCGTAGTCCCTACTATTCGAATTACTTTAACAGAGTACCATGTATCTCCATCGGTCTTAAGGAAGGCTAAGGCTTGATCACGTTGCAAAGAGTCACTGCTTGCAATTGTTAAAGTCCGTCTATCGTTTGCTATTGCACTGACTGAAATATCAGATCGTGAATGACTCATTACTGATGTCACAGTAGATGACGCTTTAAACGTGATTGAAGGATTGCCACTAATTGGCTTGGGTGCGTTCCATTCAAATAGATAGTCTTGGCCTGTGATTGCTTTACGTATCATTTGCGTTTACCTCCGGTGTTGGCGTCGCTAATATCTCTTGTTGTTGCCCTCGTTAAGTTAGCAGCTTTAATAAATCCCTTACTCACTGGACTCCAAGAATGGCGACAATTATAACCACCCCCGGCGGTCCGTACTGGTAATCCTTGCCCATTGTTTAGCTTTCTCATTTGAGAATCACTAACGACTTTATCCACTAATGGATCACAGAATTTCCTTGTTACGCCATCGAGTGGACCTGTATATAAGAAAAGGCTTAAGCCTGCTTCCTCTGCTATTTGAGCTGTTACAGATCTTCCAAACATGGAAGACTTAGTATTAATCTCAGTGAGCTGCTTACCAGTCGCTTGCTTCATTCTTTGAGCTAGTGAAGATAAAGCATCTTTAGGAGGGACATCTAGGGTCATAGCTGTCAATGAGTCCCTAGTACCATTTGCTACCGTCGGGAGTACAACGTCATCAAAGACTTGTTGCACTGTCACAGCCTGCATCAAGTCAATCTTTTGCTGGATAGGAGTCAATCCTAAATCTGGTTGGATTACCTTAGCAGTGTTCTCCACTGCTTTAGCTATGTTGTCTGTCTGCTCGATAAACTCATCTATTGAGATATCAAAGCCGCCCCTAATTATGAAATCAATCATTTGATCTCTAGGCAGAGCTAATAAGCTAAGAGGGTCTGTCATTTTGACAGCGTCTCCCAGCGTCTTTAGGAATCGGCCTCTTGATTTTTCAAGAACCGACTTCATAGATTTTTCTGCTTTAACTAAAGTTTTTAATTCTTTAATCTTAGCTTTAGTCAACTGTGCGATCTCTCCGGATTGCTGCTTAAGCTGTCTTGATAAATCATCAATAGCTTTTTGATCAGCATCCTCAGATAATAATATTATTGATGGAGTATCGCACATGTCAAACCTTTGCTTACACTAGACAGTCAGTCAAGATGTAACCAAGAGTAGAATCAATCGCTTTAAATTGTTGTACTTCTTCAGCATAAACATAGCGACGAGTTGCATCTAAAGAATCATATTGACCCGCAACCATTCCACCAAATGAGAAGTTAAGAGCAGCCACAGGCATCCCTTTAACGTTACCGCTTTTTTGTACAATCGCATCAGCTCCCTTGAGTATACCACAAAAGATTGACTCTGTATTCCAGATCTGAGATTCGCTTGAAGTCGCTCCCGGTACTGCTGTCTCTCGTCTAGCTTCTCCGACATGAATATGTGGGATGCCTAGAATGTCTCGCAATACTTGCTTAGTCGCTTCATCAGTTAAGATCATGTTACCAGTGGCAAGGCCCGCGCTTGCTGTACCAGCATATCCACGCACTTCTGGATTACGTGCTAAGGCGCGGAATACACCACGGCCGAAGATAAGAGTGTCTGGATTAATGCCGTGGGCTTGACCAAAGATCAGATCTTTTAATTTGTCAAGACCTGTTAAGCCATCAGTACCAGCCGCATCAACTTTTCCACCCATGACGTTAGTACATGTGTCGTTTGAGAATGAGCCTGTATCAAATAACAAGTCAGCCGCTCGCTTTTCTTTAGAGAGCATCATTGCGCGTCTTACTTTTCTAGCAATGCGGGCCTCTTCACCGCCGGGATATTGACTATCAATAATATCCTCCATAGCGATGGAGTCTTGCGCAGAGTAGATCGACGCTTTAAATGTTAAACTACTTCTATCAAATGATCCAATGTTAGCACGGCCCGCGCCCGGCGCACGTTCTAAATCTAGACCAACGCCTGCGCCCATGAAGTTTCGGCTATTCTCTAAAAGAAAAGTTCCACTTCTTTCTGGGATATTGACATTCTCTAGAATATCATTTGCAATGAGTTGACTGTCACTAGGGACCACGTCACTCATTAAGCTAGTTAAGATCTGATCTACTGGATGTATATTACTATATGAACTTGCCATGGTTTACTCCTAAGCGTGGATAACTGTTGGGCCTGTAAACAATACTAAGATTTGATCGTTTGTAGCCGCTGAGACTTGGTTAATATTTGGAATGATGCGAGCCACTGGGTAACGACCCACCGAGGCTGCTGTTGCTGTGCCGCCGGTATGAGCTGATAGGCGAGGCTCCGTAGCTGGTGCGATGGCTCCGCCCGCAATAACTCGAGTCTCGCCAAACGTTACAACATCAACCGAGTCACCCGCTACAGCGGCTCTTTGAGCTACACCGATGCAAGTGACATCATTACCCGCTGAAGTTACAGCGATCTTCCCATTAACATCAACTGAGACTAAAGCAAACTCTGTGATTGTGCTTGCCGCAATAAATGAATTTATAATTTTTGTACTAGACATGATTAGCCTCCGAAAGCTTGACGGTAAAAGTCTGGATTTTGCTCTCTAAATAAGTTTAGAGCGTCACTATAATTAATTGATTTCTCTTCAGCTAAAGAACGTACTTTTAAATCAAGTGTCTTTTTGCTGATCTCTTGACCGCTTGCACCATGACCCACTTCTTGAAGGGGGACGCTTGTGTTAGCCTGACGCTCGCTAAACATTGACCAAAACTCAGGTTGAAGTCCTTTAATGTTCCATGCTTTAGAAGCGACGTCTTTTTCTGCTACGCTGATCTTACCATCTCGCAATAAAGCACTGACAGCCTCATCACATTTAATCTTAGTGTTTTCAGCTTCTAGCTTCTTTACTGATTCGCGCAATGACTGCACCTCAGAAAGCAGTGATATATCTTTAGAGAATGATTCCGACATCTTAACTTTGTCTTTTTCATCATCATCATCATCTTGCTTTTCATTGTCATCAGACTCAGCTTGCTTTTCATTGTCATCAGACTCAGCTTGCTTTTCATTGTCATCAGACTCAGCCATGACAGCATCTTGCTCTTCATTCTTTTCTTCAAGCTTAGCTTTTAGCTCTGCGACAAGCTCTTCACTTGCTGCGAGTTTAGCCGTTAGCTCTTTGACTTGATCATCCATATTTACCTCCTCGGATAAAGTGACTCTGTCTATTTTGTTGTGGGATTGAGCTGGTCGAGGGGTAAGAGTGATAGCTAATAGTTGAGCATCTCCCACCTTGTCCCCTCCATCTCTTGTGAATATCTCGCCGTGAATGTACTCCGGAGAACTCCAAAGGATCCCCCCAGACTTCTCGACTACCTTTAGGCCCTCCTCGTTATAAGCGGGGATTGCATAAAGACCGTCGCTCTTCACTTCAAGATCTATGATCATACCAAGCGCCATACCTGTATCAGGTGGGGCCGGTGTGCCTCCTTGGAAAGGAGATGTGGCATGTTGCCAATCGATGATCACTGGATCATTAATTTTGCGCTCGTTAAATACTCGTACAAGTTCATTCAATAAGTCTTGATCTATTGTCTTACCAATCTGATCGCCGCTCATTCTAGATGATACTTGACCTAACGATAAGGTCTTAAAGGATTGTCCAACTGTCAGACCCTCCGGGACCTCGTAGTCATTAGATGCATTTAATTGTATTGCTTCTCCATAAGCTCTTAGCTTATTAGTTTTCTCGTCTGCTGCATTCATTTGTTTAACCACTTTTCTAGCAAAAGCAAAGCCAGCATCTCCACCCCAACCGTCCCACGCTTGGCGGCCCTTGCCATAGTCGTCCCATGTTGATCCTTGTTTATCGATCTCATGGCGTGTGAAGTAAGCTAGCATCCGTTTGACTGTCTTAGGTGACATCTGCTTTCTATTGATTAATTCTCTAGCTCGAGCGAGTCCTATTGCAGTCATGCCTCTTTGACTCGGAGGCTTCTGAGACCTCCGTCTTAAGGCTCGCTCTGAGGCTTCGCTTGCTTTCTTTGGTGGTGTAAAGTCAATATGTGAATACTTGTCTGGAATAGACAGAATAGTATTAGTCACATAAGCCTTCTGCTTTCTTCGTTTAATTTTTTTACTTGCCATCTTTGCGCCTCCTCTTAATGAGTTGCTCAGCTAAGATGGCAGCCCCACCTGATCCTCCAGCGCTTGCTGTTCTTTCAAGTGAGGATCTGTGAGCATCCTCCGGCAAGTCGCCCGCTCCTAGTCTTTCTCTAATCGCTCGCTCAAGTTCGTCGTCTGGTGTCAGTAAGCCGAATTGAACGAGAGGCCCTAGCATTCCCATGGATTGAGCTAGGTCATCAGTATCAAGTCCGGAATGAGTAAGGCGTGGTAGCTTGCCAGTATCGACAGCTCCATAGTTAAACCTTATCAGCCTTCCAATAGTCCCACCACCACGGCGGTCTGGTCCACTGACTTGGCTAGCTACAACGTCACATAGATTAATAGCTGCTCTTCTAAAGACTGATAAGTGTATTTCACCTACTGACCTAGAGCCAGTGTCACTTATCCCAAGGTTAGCAAACTGAGCTAAGAAGGCTTGACTAATTTGATTGTCGCATTCTTTGATAATGTCTAAAGGACCTTGGGAATATAGATATGGAGTAGTCGAATAGGAGTCAAACTTAACTGCCGCATTCTCTACCAGATATTGTTGCTCTGTAGCTAAGAAGGCTTGGGCTTGTGCCTCGGCTTCATTAATCATGGCGTCGATATCTCCATCTGTTAATCCTTGGAGTTCGGCTTGCGCTCTATCTACTGTAACCTTCGGAGTTGGGATCGCCCATCGATCCACACCGACGCACATTAGATTGGCTACCCTCTGCTTTGTTTTCCACCACCACCACACAGGCCTAAGCATTCCGATGCCTTCAAAGTTGGACCCTGTTCTGTTTAGTGTTAATAATAAAAGTTTGTTAGCAGGTATAGGTCTCGGAGTCTTCCCAATGCCTATCGTGTTTTGGACTATGCCATCTAAGTGTTGACCATCTCTAGACAGCCATTCATTATGCGCTGAGGGTTCTCTGTCTGCAAAGTAATCTAAAAAGACTTTAACATTACCCTGTGAGTCACAGCCAATCTTATATACTTCTTCTGCATATCTATAGCCTATAGTTACATACTCGAATAAATATCCAAGCTGCTCCTCCCAACTAATAGACATTTGCCCGCTATTGCCATCGAAGCCAAATGCCTCATTAGAGTAACGTGCTAACTCCTCGCTCAGTGGATCACCTTCAAGCCCAGCTTCAAATCTCCAAGTCGCCGACAGCAAGGTTTGTCTTAACATGTGCCAAGACCTTCTAACTACTGGATCCGTTCTTAGCATCTCCTCTGCAGCTCTTACCCATGACAATCCTGTAAGCTGTGCGTTCTGTTCATAGCCAGTAATAGTACCACCAGATAGCTGTGTTCCAGTAATACCCAGAGTCTTAAATCTCGGATTAAATGCTCTTAAGTGTTTAGGCTTGCGTGTTCTTTGATCCATTATTGACCCCACAAGGTTTTATCTCGCGTGGGTATATTATCATTTTGATACTATCATTTGTCAAATGTTATATTTTTGATAACTATTTAATCATCATCATTAACACTCTCGTCCTCACCTTCTATAAGTGCGCTTACGACCTCATTAAATAATCTAATCGAGTCAAGACTCTCTTCAAGAGTACAATGTTTTGCCGGGTCTGTGATTAGATATTTTGATAATAATACGATTGTATGGACTGTACTTTGTTTCATAATTCAATCCTTAAAATAATGTCAGCTGAACTTCTTCATCAGGAGGATTTTGAGGAGTCATAGCATGATCATGAGTTGCCCAATATTTGATCCGAGCTTGAGCAATATCATAATATTCCTTTTCACGTTCAATCCCTATGATGTCAAATCCTTCCTTTTCTGCGGCGATGGCAGTTGTTCCACTTCCCAAGAATGGCTCTAATATTAATCCATTGGGAGGAGTGATCAGTCTGCAAAGGTATCTCATGATTTCAATGGGTTTAACAGTTGGATGAATGTTCCTTTTTTTTGTTATAGTACCGAGTGAACCATCACATCGACCTACAAGAGTCCCAATCTCTTTGACTTCAAAAGATTCAAGACCTGCTGATCTTTCACTTGGTGAAGCCTTGGCAGTGTAAAAGAATCTTGACTCGTCTTTTAAGAGGCTTGAGGCTACATCATCCATGATTGTATTACTTGGGAATCTGCCTTTGTCATACACTTTACCTCCTTCACCATACCCACCAAATCCAGTTGACCCTCCTCCATAATGATCTCCAGAAACAAACACTTCATCAGTATCAACCCGACACCCATCAATATTAATCCCCCCCACTCCCCACTCAAGAACATTACTCGCTACTGATCCTTTGAATGGCTTGCGAATCAAGAGAGCAGGCTCATAGGATGGCTTTAATGATGTTCCCCATCCTTCCCATTGTTGGGCTTCTTGTGATGATGGAGTTGTGATATTTCTTTCTATTAATGTTCTTTCCCCTTGCCCTACTCTTACAAGTCCTGAAGGCTCATTGTATCTCTTTTCAGTATATAAAATTTTTCTCTCACAACATTTGAGCTTATCAATCCCCTTACTAACATCATGAGACTTTGGGAAGCCCGAGCCATAAAGCCAAGTAACACAATCGCGAATCTCAAACCCTGCAATCCGTAAAGACAGCCCCATGAGATCTTGCGTTCTTGAGCTTGCAAAGACAAGACCATAGGCTCCCGGCTTTAACACTCTTAAGACTTCTTTCCAGAAGCCCGGAGGAGGGACAAAACCGTCCCAAGATTTATTCATAAATCCTTTTGCCTTGGGAAGATACATGTCATCATCAGAACACCAATTTGTCATGCAATCCATAAAGGCAGTGTGTGAGATGTTGCTCATGCCGTATGGTGGATCTGTCACCAGTGCATCGATTGAATTGTCTTCGAAGGTCTTGACCTCCTCAAATGAATCTCCATGAATTATCATTTAAAAATCCCTTCTCTTTGATGATCCTACTTTAACCTTTCGACCTCTCGCCGCGGTTGAATTCTTTTGATATGTTCTATTTGAATCTGTCCAATGATGGAAGATACAATCATATCTTAAAGCATCTAGAGGATCCTCTCGCCCATCTTTTTTAGGCTGCTCTTTCTTATCCCATGCGTAACTTAGTAATGCTTTACGTAATGAGTTACCAGAGACTCGCTCGCCACGTTCCCACACCTTGCGAGTAATCAAGTACTTATTAGAGTTGAAAGCGCGCTTAAGCCTTTGTACTCCATTAAGTATATCAATTCTTACTGGATCAGTAGTCGATCTTAAGGGAAGTCCAATACCTCCCTGCGATGGCTGAGACCTAATCACTCTAAACGCTGAGAGTCCTGTGTGATCACTTCTAGCCTTACCGGCTTTATCTGCCACTCCTGTATCAAGCCATATCCTTGCAGATGGTGCGCTTGATTGGATTGACCTTGGCCAAGCTATACTAAGAATCATTTGACTAAGCTGCTCTATTGTTACCTCTTTGGGGTTAATCTCATTGATTACCACGCTAGCCTCTCGCTCTTCATCATAAACAATTATTAATACTGATGGCTTCCTAAATCCCCAGTCGATAGAGATACGCCCAGTCATTGAAGGATGATAAACAAAGTCATCGATGATATGCCTATCTGGACTAAACTCTCCATAGACCAAACCACTTGGAGGCTTAGGTCGATTCATGACCATAGCCTCCCTCTCGTCGGGAGGTAGGAGCTTCGTTGCTTCGAACCATTCATCACTTAGATTATCTTGATTGACATATGATGAGAAGAAGAGCGGCTGACAGTTTGCCACTTCGGCTAACTTGCACCACCACGCATCTATCACCGGCAAGCCTACTAGGATCATGATGGGACTAGGTCCACTTCTTAAACGTCCCAATGCTTTATGAGCGACTTCACTAGTAAGGGTTTGACATTCATCAATCAAGCAAACCCCACTAGTTACATTTAAACCCTCCAAAGGATTGTGGGTAGCGTCCCTCGTTCCGGGTCTATAATAAGATCTACACCATACCGTTGATCCTGTATGAGTATCTGTCCATAACTTATTTCCATGGTTGTATATCCAACCCAGAGGAACTAACCATTTTTGCATCTCTGGCATAAGTACGCTGTTATATCTTGGAGTCGTATCTGTGACTATTAAGCTAGATCGATTAGGTCTTATCTTGCTAATGAATAACATAGAGAAGACTAGCGACGAAGTCTTTCCACTGCCCCACCCACAGCGAGCCGCTATGACCTTATCCTTGTTAGCTATCCCTTGGATGATAGATAGCTGTAGCTCATTCAGAATCATTTAGCCTCTCGCCTTCCTCTCGGATTAACTCATGCTGCGATGATGGTATTTTTAAACACTCTAATTCCTCATCACTCATTTGTTTTGACTCTATTAGAAGCTGATAGTCTTCTATCTTAAAGTTAAAAAAAGTTCGAGAGGTCTCATCCTTTATAATGTTATCTTTAGTTACTTCAAAAGCATCTAAATCATTTACTGCGATCATCTTGATTAAGTCATCTCTTATCATCTTGGGTAAAGATTCTTTCCACCATGATGGGCGTTTTAATTGTTTATTTATGGGGAGGTGTGAGAGTTTTTTAACTCGTTCTGAAATCTCCTCAACCGTAACTAGTTGATCACTTACCTTGAGTAAAAAGTGCATCACCATGTAACCTATAGCCGCTAAACTAAATCGCCTTTCTTCTCTTGCTGGCTGACTACCATCACCCCATTTTACATTTATCTGTTGATCCTCATTTTGAATAGAATAAGAAATATCATCTTGCTCACATTCGCAAGCCTCTTGCCGTTGGTCTATTTGTGCTAATGTCAACATGAGATCATCAACGTCATGCACTTGTCTTAAGATTGAAGACCACTGGGCAAGAGTAAAGACCGAGCCGTTACAGTGACCATTCTTTCCTCCCCACATCATCAGCATATCAGCCCCCCATAATCCATTGAATGACCTATGCTCTTTCTTATATATAACTATAGGCACTACATATGGGGCCTGCTTGAGGTCTAAAAGACCACTTATCTTAGACATTACATCTTTAATAATTCTGTCTACATGCCCCACCTCATACTCTCCTACTTTTCTTGTCTTCATCTCAATAAGGAGCTGATCCCATTCATCTTTAGGATTATACCAGACTGCATCAAAGTATCTAGTTTCTTGATGCACTGACTCCCTAGCCACATATGCATTCTCTCTAAGTTTATAGTTCCCCATTGGTGAACATTTCAACATGGATAAGAACATAAATAATGCCCTATTATGTACGTCTACATTCAACACTTCCACCGGTAGCTCTTGATTATCTGTTTCGCTTAATGTATTCATTGTATACCCTTTCGTTATAAAGTGTGTAACATGTGTTTAACCCTCATCAGTATCTTGCGTACTGATGGGGGTTTTTAATTTAGCCTGTACTTGCTGTAACATTCCTAAGACTTCAGGAGTCCCATTACTCTTTTCAACTTCTAACTTGACCTCTTGCTTAGCTCCCCATCTCGCAGGGAATCTCCTCTCGAGTATCCATGCCAAAGCTCGCCAGTCAGTAATACCATGCTCGATCATCTTCTCTAAGAGCATCGGTTCGATAAAAATCTCATCAGCCTCCACCCTCTCCCTAAACTCTGGAATGTCTTTCTTCCATCGGCTAAAAGTGCGAGTTGATATCCTTGCTGCTCTACAAGCGATCTCAATAGTACAGCCAGTCTTTAATAGCTCACAGATCCTATCTGCTCTTTGCTCTGTATATTTGATCTTCTTGCGCGTATGCGTAGGCTGTGCGACTTCTAAGACCTCTTTATCATTGTGATCACTATGACTCATAGCCTCACGTCTACCGAGTCCTGTTAGGTCTTCGTTGTTCATTTCCAAGCGCTTTCAAAAGCAGTATCTAGACTCATCTCTGGTTGGTTCGCTTGTGCTGGTACATTGACAGAAGTTCCTTCGTACGCTTGACTGTTATAACGGGCTTGACTATTTGGACTCTTAACAACGTTTTGAACTGTGTCAATAATGACTTCATAAGTCTTTCTCTTGACGCCGTCTTTCTCATAAGAGTCACTCTTGATCTTACCTTCAATCATGATCTTGCATCCCTTTGTTAGATTACGCATACAATATTCGGCGGTCTTTCCAAATGCTTTCAGACTATGCCACTCAGTACGCTCTTGATCCTTCCATCTTTCAGTGGTCGCTAACCTCATCTTTACGATAGGTAGATTTTTACTATTTTGAATAGGCTCTGGATCGGCCCCTAGATTGCCCAATAATATCACTTTGTTCATGGTGCTAGCCTTCCTTTTAAAACATCTCTTTGATAACTTAAGCGCTCGATATACTCTCTTGCTTCAGTAAGTTTTTTATCTAGCTCATTAAGCTCCTCATCTTGAGTAGGCTCTTGAGTCCTCATAAAGTCAATGCCAAGCTGTAATAATTGACGTATCGCTTGACTCTTGCTGATGTAATGACTTCTTGCCATAGCATCAATATACTTTTTCTGATCTGATGAAACTGAAATAGAGAATTGGGTTTTCATAATTTATCCTTTCTGTTATTATCATAACACCTGTAAACAAATAAATTGTTTATTAATTTAGGAGAAGTTATGGAACGAGTAAACAGTGGGATGGGAGAGGTCGCTTTAATCAATCAAATGGGAGATGCTTTATCTATCGTTAATGCCGCTAGGGTCAGCTTTGGCAAGATGGCGCTAGGTCCTGACTTAACTGATAACGATAAACGTCTTATTAAATACCTGTGGGATAATAAGCATACATCACCTTTCAGGCATGTTACATTTACATTTCATATTAAAGCGCCGATCTTTGTCTTACGTCAATGGATGAAACATCAAGTCGGATCTAATTTTAATGAGATCAGTGGAAGATATGTACAGTTTGAACCTTCTTTTTATCAGCCAGAAATATGGCGCAAATCGATAAGGAATGTAAAGCAAGGATCTGGCGGACCTCTTGATAATCAAGATGACATCAACGAGCAATATAAATCTATCGTTAGACATCTACATGCCGAGTACTGCTCTTTGCTAGATAAAGGAGTCTGTAGAGAACAGGCTCGCATAGTCTTACCACTCTCTTTATTTAGTGAATGTTATTGGACCTGTAGCCTTCAAGCGTTGTTACACTTCATTACTCTAAGGCTTCATAGTCATGCTCAAGTAGAGATTCAGTACTATGCTCAAGCTGTCAAAGAGATCATGTTAAGAGATAAAGGAATGGCTTATATCATGGGGGTATGCTGTGAATCGGAATGAGATAGACAAGTTAATTATGTCAAGATATAACAAGATGAGAATGATGGCCCTAAAGCTCGCTTATGATGATGCTGATGAATTACTACATGATACGTGTATCAAGCTAATGTCAAAGCCTGAACGATATAGTAAGCTAGAAGGATCTGACTTTTTGCAATTTGTAAAAGTCGTCATGTTAAGAACTCACTTAAGAAGAGTTGAGAAGTCTAATAGGCATACTGAGATCCAATGTCTTTATTCTCACTATAAGAAAGCAACTAGCTTTAATCCCTCGATTAGTGATTTTGCTTTACTGTATGAATCTTTAAAAAAGCATTTAAAGAATGACCATGAGCTAGATGTTATTGACATGATCATGGAAGGATATACGTTTAAAGAAATAGGGAACCATTATAATACCTCGATGCGCACAATATTCTCCAGACAAACTGCAATTAGAAAGAAGCTAAAAAAGGTCATGACATGAAGTGGCCTAGTCACTGGCATAAGCATGCTGTACTAGTATCAAGTATGTCACCTTGCCCACGTGCTAAGGTCGGAGCCTTTATTATTGATGAGAATAACAACCCTATTAGCGCTGGGTTCAATGGACCTCCGAGAGGAGCAAGTGGATCACTGTGTGGAGATGACAAGTGTAACAGAGATGACATGAACATAAGGTCAGGTACTCGCATAGAGATAGGCTGCCATCATGCAGAGCAGAATGCTATCGTTAACGCAGCTAGGAAGGGCATATCTTTAGAAGGTACTTGGATCGTTATCAATGTTAAACCGTGCCTAGCATGTGCAAGACTTATTCATCATGCCGGAATCAAGAGAGTTTATATACCAAAGGATTGCTTTTATTCAAATGATGGAATAGAGTATCTTGGCTCCTTGGGTGTGAGGATAATACGACTCTAATCCTCACACCCACTTACTTACTTGATCGCGCTTTGGTCTTCTATCTGGTCCCATCATTTCCAACGGTATCCCAAACATAGACTCTAGTCTTGATAAAGCTGCATCATTGCGATCCAGTAGGTCTTTGAAGATCTGCTTAGGTGTCAAGTTGCTCATTAGTATAATGCTTAGCTGACCAGCTTTATACTTCTCATAGAGTATCTTTGTAAGTTCTATTGTTGTAGTCGTAAACCATTCGCTATATTTAGATCGACCACCAAGCCCTCCGAACTCATCAAAGATTAAAACATCTACACCGTCAACAATCTTATTAAGATATTCTCTATTAGTTCCCCACGTGCTTTTCTCTTTCTGGAATGCGTCATGATGATGTAGATACTTAACTTTATACCCAGTCATACATAGATGTCTTGCTAGTATGTAGCTTATTGTACTCTTACCGTTCCCCGGCTTGCCATGCATGAATAATGATGGAGGTAATTGAGGCTTAGTACATGACAGCATATCAATGACAATCATGCTCTGTCTCTCACTATCATAAATATAATCATTAAGATTTGCATCATAAGCATCATTAGGTAAGTGCGCTCTTTGAATCCTTCTAATACCTTGTACAACATGATAACAGTTGGGGCATGGGTAAGCGTTAGGAGTTGATCCGACTCTCTTAAATATTCGACCATGCGCACAGCTACAAGGGAACTCACCAGCGATGATATATCTAGACTCACCTTTTTTAATCAATCCCATGTTATGAAGATTGTCAGGTGTCACAGCATCCGAGTCCAATATTAAAGGCTTGGGTGCTTTAGAAGCGTTAGAAAGATTCCCGATGATCTTATTTAAATCAATGTCTCCAAATCGATTCATGATACACCCTCTCTGCTCTTTTCTGCTTTGATGAACTCATTAGCATGCTGACCTGCTGAAAAGCCTAACCACTTGACTCTACGCACTAGCTCATAATGTAACGCCTTTGATTCATAGCTATCAAGACTTTGCCATGTTGGCTCATGCTGCATAACTGTATCAAGACTTAGCTGTGACATGTTCATATAATTGGCAGGCATATCAACATCTACTTTATATAATTTTAAATATAAATCTCTATAGTAATCCTTACCTCCAATAGCTCTGTCTGTATTGTTATTATATTGAATAATATTGTTATCTATTGTTTTGTTAGTCATTTTGACATCATGCATAGTGTCATTTTGACCATAGGGTATAGTCATTTTGACATCATGCATAGTGTCATTTTGACATGACGTCATTTTGACTATAGTCATTTTGACATCATGCATAGTGTCATTTTGACTACATGATATCTCTCTTACGTTGACAGTTATAAGCGTCGGCGAATTCTTAGCTCCTACTCTTTCAGTGTATCTAGTAATCCACTTAACATTCTCTAGTTCTGTTAGTGATCTGCTGACAGTGCTTTTAGATATCTTGCAATATTCTGATAAGTATAATTGGGTCACCTTGCCCCTCCAAGTCTTCCAATCTACTCTATCAATGATCACTTGCATTATTACTTTAGAAGCCGGCTTTATATTTGCGCTCAATATATGCGGTCTTAATTCAAACTCTTTCATGTCCCATCCTTTCGTTAGTTGGTGTGGACATGTTCTTTATATATATATGCTCACTCTATTGTCAAACTTAATTTAACTTTTTTAAAAAAGTATTTGACATATGTAAAACAGGTATGATAGATATTGATCATCAACAACGAGCAATGATGTTCACAACAAAAGGAAACCAATGTTTAATAATAAAGCACTTGAAGACGGCAAAATCTTAGATAAAAACAATTTTGTTTTAGCAGTTGGAAATTACTTAAATTCTACTCAACTTCAAAGCTTAATTAAATCTACTAAGTTTGGAGGATTAAAACCAAGTGATTCTTCTAACAAAATAAGAAGATTGGGCGGTGGTGGGATTGCAGAAACTTTAAGTCAAACTATGCGACATCACAACGTGAGCAAAGATGAATGGTTAGAAGTCTTAATTGAATGCAAAAAGATTGCAGATAATAAATAAATAAATGATTAGATAAATCATGATAAAGCCGGCTTTAAGCCGGTTTTGTCAGTGAAAGCAATGAATAAAAAGGAGCAACAACATGAGTAAGCTAAGAAACAAAATCAAAGGTGATCTGTATACAGCAGGAAAGACCCAGAAAGATCTAGCTGATGCCTTGGGTATTGGCAGTAGTGCTTTATCTATTCGTCTAATACATTCTGACATGAGACTTGGAACCATGAGAGAGATCATTCGACACATGCACGCCTTAACGGGTGTCACTTATACAATCGCAGACTTTATCGAGGAGTAATCATGACATACTTAATATTAATCACAATCGCTTTATTAATCACTTTAATCATGAGATCTGATGATGAGCCAGTCTTGGAAGTTAGCCGTCACTCTTTACAGCTTAACGCTAACACAATGCTCGCTATCTTTCAGACTATGAAAAACATTGAGAATAGAGAGAAGGAGGATATTCAATTTTTAATTAACTCTGGACGAATGACTAAAGAAAAGATTGAGCAAGAAGCAGATGATCTTTGCTTTAGCCGCGGCGAGTTCCCAGCTGAGTCTCTTATGCTAGAACCAAAAGACTTTGCTAGACTCGTCAATGTATATCAACACATGATTAAAAATTATAGTGATAAGCAAGTATCACAATTCATTTCAACACTTTACTAAACAATAAATTAAGGACATACACATGTTAAATCAAAACACTTTAAACGTAATACAGAACCTTTCTAAAAGCCCCAAGGACATGGATGACAACGTCAAGGCATTCCTTACATTTGGACATCTCTTCGAGAATAACGTTGCTGTCACTTTGGCTAACACTTACGTAATCAGTGGCAAGCCCGCTCTGAATGCTGATGCGATGGCGGGAGTAGTGAGAAGATATAAAGATCATAATGGTGTTAAGATA